GCGCCCGCTGGCTCGTGCGCAACAACGGCTATGCGGTGAATGCCGTTGAAAGCTGGGCGGCCAACACCGTCGGGGATGGGGTCAAGCCGATCTCGAAGCTGGCGGATGCTGGGCGCAAAGAAGAGCTGCAGCGTCTTTGGCTCGCCTGGACCGATGAGGCGGACGCCGAGGGGCTGACGGACTTCTACGGGCTGCAGCGCCGCGCCGCGCGTGAGGTGTTCCTAGCAGGCGAGGTCTTTATCCGGATCCGGCCACGGCGGGTGGAAGACGGGCTCACGGTGCCGCTCCAACTGCAGATGTTGCCTTCGGAAATGCTGCCGCTGCACGAGACCGGCGTTGCGCGGAACGGCAACGCAATACGGCAGGGGATCGAGTTCGACCGGATCGGGCGGCGTGTGGCCTATCACTTCCTGCGACGTCACCCGGGCGACAGCACCGATCCGGGCCTCTCGGGCGAAATTGTCCGAGTGCCCGCCTCTGAGGTGATCCATGTGATCGACCCGGTGGAGGGCGGCCAGCTGCGTGGTGTGTCCAAACTGGCCCCGGCCATCGTGAAGCTCTTCCTGCTCGACCAGTACGATGATGCCGAACTCGACCGGAAGAAGGTCGCGGCAATGTACGCGATGTTCGTGACCTCCCCGGCGCCAGAGAACCCGCTCGCGCCCTTGGACGATGAGGAGATGCCCGCTGGCGTCGAGATCAGCCCAGGCCAGATCGTGAGGCTCGATCCAGGCGAAGATGTGACCGTTGGCCAGCCGGCAGACAGCGGCGCGACCTATGAGCCGTTCCAGTACAGGACGCTGCTGCAGATCTCGGCCGCACTTGGCATTCCTTACCCTTACCTCGCCAATGACATGGTGAAGGGCAACTTCTCGAACTCGCGTTTGGCGCTGATCGAGTTCCGCCGCCGGGTTTCGGCCTGGCAGCATTCCGTGATGGTCTACCAGCTCTGCCGGCCCGTCTATGCGCGCTGGCTGGACCTAGCGGTGCTCTCCGGAGCGCTTTCCCTGCCCGGCTATGAGGCGGATCGCCCGCGCATGCTGGCCGCCGACTGGCTGCCGACGAAATGGGACTGGGTCGACCCACTCAAAGATGCCAATGCAGAGATCGCTCAAATCGAGGCCGGCCTGAAATCCCGCACCCAAGCCATCGCCGAGCGTGGCTATGACGCCGAACAGGTTGATCGGGAGGTTGCCGCGGAGCGGGCACGCGAGCGCGCGCTGGGTCTCGACTTCCGCCGGCCTGGCTCCCCCGCGCAAGGTGTGCAGGCGGACCCGATCGAGGACGATGGGGCTGGACCAAACAATGAGACTGATGACGCGGAAAACAGCCCGCGTCCTGACGAGGACCAACCCTGATGCTCCACGCCCGCATTGCCGCACGCGCCTTCAACACACCGCTCCTAGTAGAACCCTCTAAGGCCTTGGCGTTTCTGTCAGGGCTTGGACCGCGCATACTGGGGCGGCACGTTGAGACGGTGGACAGCGACGGAGCCTCAGATGGCGCCGCATATCTCCCCGCCCGTGCCAGCATACTCGCTGGGAACCTGACCGAGCGCCTGCAGCAACATGGCAATACGCCCTACCCGGTTGCAGACGGCATCGCAGTGATCGAGATCGCCGGCGTACTCATCCATCGGGGCGGCTGGATCGGACAATCCTCGGGCCAGACCAGCTATGAGGGAATCGCGGCGCAGATCGAAGCGGCGGCGCGCGATCCGTCAGTGCATGGAATTGCGTTGGAAATCGATAGCTTCGGCGGCGAAGTGGCTGGCGTTTTCGACCTCGCCGATCGCATTCGTGCCCTACGCCGTAACAAACCCGTTTGGGCTTTCGTCGCCGAACACGCTTTCTCGGCAGGCTATGCGCTGGCCTCACAGGCCGACCGCATCCTGCTACCGCGCACCGGTGCCGTCGGCAGTATCGGCGTGGTAGTGATGCATGCCGATCTCAGCGGCCAGTTGGATCAGGATGGCGTACAGGTGACGATGATCCATTCTGGCAACCATAAAGTTGATGCCAACCCTTATGAACCACTGCCCGAGTACGTACGTGACAACATCCAGCGAGAGATCGATGTTTTGCGATCTCTCTTTGCTGAGACCGTCGCAGTAGGCCGCGCTGGGCGGTTGAACCAAGGAGCTGCGCTGGCGACTGAGGCCGCGACATATCGCGGGACGGATGCCATCGCCGCGGGCCTCGCCGATGAGGTCATCGATCTTACACGCGGCTTTGCCCGCTTCCGCGAGAGCCTATCCGCCCCATCGCCCACCGCGAGGTTACCCCGCGCAACCCAACCCCAACCAAAGGAGGCTGTAATGAGCCCCAGAACAGATACCACAGAGGCAAAAACTGAGGCCGCTGACACCGAAGACACCGTCCTGGAGGGCGTGAGTGGAGAAAAGGCACAGGCAGATGTGGACCAAGATAATCCCACGCCCTTGGTTGCTACAGCACCTGCCCCCTCCACTTCAGAGGCGCTTGCCCCAGCGGCAGCACAACCCAGCAATCTGGCAGAGCTTGCCGCGCAACTTCGCGAGTCAGCAGCAGAAATCGCCGAGATCGCAGCCCAAGCCGGACGCCTCGGCATCGCGATCGATGCTGCGAAAGCACTCCGCGACGGCACAGCGCCAGAAGCCCTCCGCAAACTAGTCCTTCAGCGCGCATCAGCCGCCGCGGATGCACGCGACATCGTAGCTGCCCCACCTTCGCCTGTGCTGCCCAAATCCACGGAAAGCCCAATAGTGGCTGCAGCAAAGAAAACTGCCTCGGCGGGTCGCTAAGTCTGAGTACCCTCCCGCTCATTGCGAACCGCCCACCTGATCCCCCGTCGCTCCTCCCCGGCGGGGGATTTTTTAATCCCCCTCAACCTTCTGGAGATGCCCCATGTCCGTGCTGACCCAACCGCCCACCATGGGCGATGTCCTCAAATACGAACTGAACCCCAACTTTACCCGCGAGACCGTGACGTTGCTGGCCGGCACCAGCTACCCGGTTGGCGCTGTGCTCGGCCGCATCACCGCAAGCGGCAAGATGAAGCTTAGTACCGCCACCGGCAGCGATGGTGCGCAGAACGCGAGCGCTGTTCTGCTTTACGACGTCGACGCGACAGCGGCCGATGCGACCGGCATCGTGGTCCAGCGCGGCCCCGCCATCGTCTCAAAAGCGGCGCTCGTGTTCGACGCCAGTGTCGATGACACAGCCAAGACGGCGGTCAAGCACGCCCAGCTATCAGCCCTCGGCATCCTCCCGCGCGAGCCCGCCTGATCCGGCGGACCGCCCGTTCCCCTCGTCGCGCATTCGCGCGTTAGCCCTCATTTCCCGGAGTTCCCCATGACCATCACACGCAACCCGTTTGACGCGGGCGGCTATTCGCTCGCCGAGATGACGCAGGCCATCAACATCCTGCCGAACCTCTACACCCGCCTCGGCCAGATCGGCCTCTTCCGCTTTGAAGGCGTCACTCAACGCTCAGTCGTCATCGAACAGCGTGAGGGGGTCCTCAGCCTCCTGCCCTCCGTTCCACTCGGCGCGCCGGCCACCGTCGGCACGCGTGAACAGCGCTCCATGCGCAGCTTCGCCCTGCCCTGGATCCCGCATGACGATGTGATCCTGCCCGCTGATATCCAGGGCATGCCGGCACTGGGGGTCTCGGACGCAGCGGATCCGCTGGTCGAGGTGATGAACCGCAAGCTGACGCTGATGCGCCGTAAGCATGCCCAGACCCGCGAATACATGGAGATGAATGCGCTGCGCGGCATCGTGAAGGATGGCGCAGGCACGACGCTTTATGATTACTTCAGCGAATTCGGCCTGGAAAAGATCTCGGTCGACTTTGTCTTCGGTACAGCTGGCACCAACGTGCAGAGCAAAGTCCGAACGGTCCTGCGCGGGATCGAGGACAACCTCCTGGGCGAGACCATGACCACAGCGCATGCGTTGGTGAGCTCGGAGTTTTTCGACAAGCTGATCAGCCACCCGAAGACTGAAGAGGCCTATAAGTTCTTCTCGGCAACCGGCGGCCAGCCCCTGCGCGAGGACATGCGCCGCGCCTTCCCCTTCGCGGGCATCCTCTTCGAGGAGTACAACGGCTCGGTCACCCTCTCAAACGGCACGTCGGAACGCCTGATCCCCGCGGGCGAAGGAATCGCCTTCCCCCTTGGGACCTTCGACACTTTTACCACTTATGGCGGCCCGGCGAACCTTCTGGAAACCGCCAACACTGTAGGCTTACCGCTTTACGCACGCCAGATGATGGACACCAAGGGGCGCTGGATCGATCTCATGACTGAGGGTTCCATCCTACCGGTGAATAAACGGCCCCGGCTCGCCATTCGTCTCTTCAGCTCGAACTGAGGCATGGGAGCGGTGACAGCGTTTGCCGGGGCCCTTGATCTGCTCTTTGCTGATCGCAACCTTGCCCAAGAGGCGTGGCATCGCGACGGCGAAGGGCAGTTCACACGGGTCCGCATCATCATGCGCCGTAATGATGATGTGACCACGTTCGGGGCCGCGCGCCTGGTGTCAGAGACCATGCGCTTTGATGTGCGCATCTCGGAACTCCCCGCGCCCCGCCCTGATGAGCAGATCCTCATCGGTGACGAAACCTTCCTGATCCAAGGCGAGCCGATCCGCGATCGCGAGCGCTTGATCTGGACTGTAACGACATCACCGGCGTGAAACATGAAACCACTTTCCCCGGGACAACATCAATCGTCATCTGCAGCTGCTTCAAGAAGCTCTCTAACTTTTTCAAAGGCATCCGGGG